CAGACGAAAGATCGAATACCATTGCGTTGCCGATCATGGACTTAGTAGTGGTTGGATCAAATTTTTCTATGAGGTAAATGACGGTAAGCCCAATTTCCTTAGGGATTGGACAGCTTCAAAGTACAAGAACTTAGTGTCGGGACATTTGATTATGTATCCACCTAATTACAAGAGGGATTGGATGGACTTCGGTTCTTGGATTCCTGTTCTTGTGCCCGATCCAATTAAACACAGTGATAATTACCAGCAAATGCACCGCATCCGCTTGATTGCAGATAAAATAGCTATTACCATGCGCCCAGATGGTAGCTGGAACGAGAACGCATTCCTGTCCACGTACAGGAACGTGGTCTCTGGGAATACCCAAATCAGCATAGGCCATCAGCTTTCTGATGTCGCGATGAACAGTTACCTACCGCTCGTGCGTCAAATTGCTAAGGCCAACTGGGCCGCAGAGGATAGGGAGTGACTAATAGAACAACGCTGGGCCACGCAGTGCTTAGCTAATCCTAGATTAGATAGGCCTGTATTTTCAGCTTTAAAAGTTGAATTTGATGGCTTAACGTTGTTGTATAAGAATAGACCCCCTAAAACACCAAATAGCTATGTGGGCCCGGCCGGTGTAGTCGGGCAGTGGAGCTGTTTCAACTCAACATCACACAACATGTTTATTGGCATCTGTAACAGGGTGCTGATAATTAAGAACCCTGGTTTTAATTATGATCAATTAATCGGTAAATACCATTATTTGCCTCGTGATTTGATCAGGTGTCTTAGAGATAAACCCATGCATAGTGGGCAAGATGCGCAATTCATTCCTAGCGCATTTCTCCAACCTGTGTGGTATGGAAACATACAAAGTGTGGGAAGGCGGTTGTCTTCGGTTGTGAGGGTGAGGAAGATAACTCCAGAAGAATTTGTAGAAAGTAGACCTAAAGGTAAACACCAGCTCTACGCTCAGGCTCTTCAGGAATTATTGGATCAAAGGCATTTAACTCCAAAAGACGTGCATGTTAACATTTTCATTAAATGGGAATTAGTCGCGTCGGCGGACAAGGATCCTAGGATCATATCTCCCCGATCTCCAAAGTACAACATACTTCTTGGTCAATACATTAATAAAAACAATGAATTGGCCATTTACAAGGGTATAGACACTTTATGGGGAGAAGAAACAGTTTTTAAGCATTGTTCTTTGCCAGCGATGGCTGCTCAAATTGTTAGGAAGTGGAACTCCTTCTCCTGTCCGGTAGCGGTAGGGCTGGATGCTAGCAGATTTGATCAACATGTGTCGAAACAAGCATTAAACTTTGAACATTCCGTTTACAGATACCTGTTTCCGGGAGATTCAGAGTTAAATTCTTTGTTGAGATGCCAACTTGTGAGTTATTGCAAGGGTAAAGGTGACATTTGCGATTTCGAGTATAAGACAACTGGCAGAATGTCAGGTGATATGAATACTTCAGTGGGAAACGTTATTCTCATGACTTCCGTGTTGTTGCATTGGAAAGAAACCTTAGGGTTGAAATTCAAGTTAGTCAATAATGGGGATGATTCAGTAGCAATAATGGATCTGTCTGAGTTGCCGAGATTTCTTGACGGCTTCGACTTATTCTTTGTTGCGTATGGATTCAATATGGTAGCTGAAGAGCCTGTGTACCAAATTGAGCATATAGAATTTTGCCAGATGAAACCCGTTCAACTTGATCGGGGGTGGATGATGGTGAGGAAACCACAGAGTGTATTCAAAGACATGATTGCCATTTCTTCCAGAGGCGTAGCAAATTACTACAACTATCTTAGAGATGTAGGAATGTGTGGACTATCCTTGTATGCAGATTGTCCTCTAGTTGGAACTTTTTACAGTGTTCTGAGTCGCCAAGGGAGCGAACGACTAGAAGGAGAATTGCAAGGTGGTCTAGCCTACTGGATGAAACAAGGCAGCTATGAAAAATTATCAGTTCTTCCTGGTGATTATTCAAACAATAGCCTCCTTAGTTACTGTAAGGCCTTTTCACTCGAACCCACAATCGTGAATGAATTTGAAGAACTAGTTGAAAAAGATCTAATGGCAGCAGTTCGATGGCTGTCGCTTTTGTGTTAAAATGAGTAACACAAAGAAGAAGAATAATGTTAGGACCGGGGGAGCCGCTTTAACTCCCCCAACCAAGGATGTTGAGTTTATCAACACTGGACACGCAGCTCAATCGAGGTATTTGGCAGCACTAGCTAACCCTTTTGCCTCGCCTGCTGTCCCCATTCCTGATTCCTTCCTTACGGCACACGTCAGTAAGTTGGGTAAGGAAGTTACGCTTACCGGCGTGACAACTCTCTGGCTTAAGTTGGAGAAACTTGCGGATGAAGCAACCGGTGATTATTACCTTGCCGTTGGAGACCAAAATGGAGCTATTGTACACTACACTAGTGAGATTGGGTCTCGGCTGGTAGCTGCTGGCATCGCCTTCGAGGACGTTGGCCAAGCTGACAGCATCATGGGGACTGTAACTTACACGCAAGTCAATAGCGCATGCGCTACTGGCCTGCCCTATGAGGAAGTCTCGCGCACTGAACGAATGGAACGAAACAAAGGTTTCGGTTCAATTCTGTATGAACTGGCTCGTCGTCAAGCTCTTGATTTTGAGGGTAATTCGAGGAGTCAGATACAGATTACTTTCAGTGCACCTATTGATATGATCGCTCGCTTCTCCGCCATTGTTGAGACTGATGGAGAACAAGGATTTGTGGAAACGCGTACGAGCAATTCTGATTTCCTGTTAACCTCTTCCTATCCGAATCACCATGCGGGAGTCTTCGCGGACACCCCGATGCCTGATTTGGATCATTCCCTTTTGACGCCATCCCATACTGATGTGGCAGACCACAACCCAGGGCATCACAGCACTGCGTTGGCGGGTGCCGCTCATTGGGTGGCTTCTTCAGCGGGATGGTTATGGAACCACCGTAACGCGGTGGCCAACATGGTTTCAAAAGCGCCCTCTTATTACCAATCTATGGTTAATTACGGCGGATCTTTCGTGAGAGCCGGTGGCCAGATCATGGCCATTGGCTCACGCGCCGCTCCGCTTGCCATTGCAATGTAATCATGAGGTCAATTTTGTTTAAGCTTTCAACAACTTTTGGCAAGTGTTTTTGTTCTGTCGTGCAAGATAACACTGGAGAAAGTGAAGATAAACCCAAACCTGAAGACCAGCAGCACGCGGCTGGCAAATGACCACAGAGTGCGGAAGCCCCGGCCGATTTCCGCAGCCCTCTCTAGCGTGCGGGCCTTATTCACATGTTAAGAAT